TATCGTGGGAAGCATTACGAGCATACGAGGATTGAGTTAACGGCGAGTCAGACCCGACTAGAGATTCCTGACTAGTATATGGCCTTTTACGGCGAAGTTCTAACACGAAGCACCAACTGTGATGTGCTCAATAAAAAACGAGTTAGACCCGACTAAAGATTCCTGACTAGTATGTGGCCTCTTACGGCGAAGTTCTGACACGGAGTGGCAAACTGTGATGCACTCAATACCGTGACCACCCTGAGCAAGGTGTAAAACTGCTCCCTTATAAGGAGAAATAGAATGACTAATGAACAAAAATACTGCGAGAGCTGCCTTGAATTCCATACGGAGGACAAGTGCAAAGGCAAGCAAGAAACGCACCCATGCCCATATTCTGAGGAAATTTCCAGAGATGTGATTTATTGTGACTGTTGTGACTTCCAGTATGGGGAATGCTGCGATGCAATATAGCTATATGAATATCATGAAGGGGAAGAATGATGACTGACTCAGGTATGATAGGAGTAGAACAAGTAGAGGAGCACGAGGATGGTAGTGCCACCTATCAGTTCCACTTGGATAACAACTGTGCCAAGCTACTACAAGAAGAAGGGCTGAAGCTAGTTCTGTACTGTGCAGCTGCAAAGCTAGACTTGCAGGTAGTGTATGACTTTATTGAGGATCACATCAAGTACCAGAAAGATGAACTAACAGAGTATGAGTTTGGTACTGATGACACAAACAAGTGTGTAAGCTGTGATGGCCCAGCGCAAGATGACTTTTGTAGTTTCTGCTTGGAGGAAGAGTAATGTATACTGTAGAGTTTGAACCAGATGCATCTGTAATAAAGTCATTAGATGAATCGGATACATGTGAAGACATAGAAGTTATCATAGCTGATGATGGGATAGTATTCCTTCGCCAGTTCGTAGAAGAGTTAAACAGACACGAGATAATATCAATTACATATCAGCAGCTACTAGATATTATGGCTGCACTTAAGTCACCTGAAGGAGCATTCTATGCAAGATTCAAACCCGCCAAAGACAGCAATCGTTGATACCCGTGTACCGCTTGGTTATGTCTACGTTGATTTACCTGTTGACGAAGTACTAGAAGCGTGTCGCATGTACATCAATAACAAAAAGTTTGACAATGCACTTGACGCTGTGTATGACGGTAGTCATATTGAAAGCTGGGACTACTGGTCACAAGGAGATGTGAAATGAAAGAGCTACAAGAAGAACTAAAGGAATGGCAAGCTAAGCTACAACACCCTAAGCTTGAAGCATATGAGCGTAAGTTGATCCAGTGTGAGATCGCATACTTACAGAAAGAAATACAGGATAGGCAGTACACAAAGAAGAAAGAGTACGCCTAACCACAGTCTTAGAGGAGACACAACATGATGGAACTAGCTTTACTCCGCACGATGTTGGACAAAGAGTTCTATGAGAATCACAAGGGTATCCGTTGCCCTGATAAGATATTCACTAAGGATGTACGTAAGATCAAGCAGACCTTAGACTATGCAATGGATACGTATGACAAGACACTGACACCCTCTGAGTTAGAAGCTTTGTTCTATGCTAACAACAACAGCATGACTACAGCTAACAAGGAAGCGTATCGTGATCTGTTCAACAAGATTGCTAGAGAGAACCCACTCAACAAAGAGATCGCTGATGATGTACTGTCTAAGTTATTCCAACAGGTAGTCGGTGAAGAGATTGCTAACCTTGGCTTTGACTATGTTAACGGTAGCAAGAACACACTTGAACCATTACGTAACTTACTACGTGACTATCAAGATGACTTCATGCCTAACCTCAAAGTAGATTGGGATGACATAAGCATTGAGACACTACTAGAAGCTAACGACATTCAATCACAATGGAAGTGGAACATACCATCCCTACGCCGTAAGGTTGAGGGTATCAGTGGTGGTCACTTAGTTGTTGTAGGTGCACGTCCTAACACAGGTAAGACTAGCTTCCACGCTAGCACTATCGCTGCGCCAGATGGCTTCGCACACCAAGGCGCTAAGTGTATGATCCTCTGTAATGAGGAAAGCTATGAGCGTGTGGGTGCACGTTACCTTAGTGCTGCTACCAGTATGAGTATGGATGAAGTTAAGAACAACATGCCTGTCGCTGCTTTACGCTACAAGCCTGTCAAAGAGAACATCTTTATCAAGGATAGCACAGGTAAAGACATGTCATGGGTAGAGGCTATCGTTAAAGCATACGAGCCAGACATCGTAGTGCTAGACATGGGTGATAAGTTTGCAGCTAAGACAAGTGACAAGTCAGATGTGTATCTGAAAGAGGCAGCTATCCACGCACGTAACATTGCTAAGCAATACGGTTGCGCTATCATATGGATGTCACAGCTATCTGCTGTAGCTGAAGGTATGGTACGTGTAGATCAGTCAATGCTAGAAGGATCAAAGACAGGCAAGGCAGCAGAGGCTGACCTGATGGTACTGATCAGTAAGAATAGACCTGTTGAAGGTGGGGATGATGAAGAGGGTAACCAACGCCATCTCAACATTGCAAAGAATAAACTGAAAGGTGGATGGCATGGTGTAGTACACTGTGAGTTAGACGGTGAACGGAGTCAGTACCTTGCGTAATGTATTAGATGTAGAGAACACAACAACTAAACGTGATGGCAAGACTATCATGGACCCGTTTGAGCCAGGCAATACACTGACACAGGTAGGTGTTCTTGATGTAGATAACTGGAAGAATGAGAACATCATTACGCTTGACCATGTAGAGTACAAGGATACAAGTGGTAACGGTAGAGCCGTGCTTCAATCTATCCTAGACATGACTACTCTACTTATCATGCACAATGCACAGCATGACTTGATGTGGCTATGGGAATGTGGCTACAAGTATGATGGTCCTATCTATGACACGATGCTGGCAGAGTACCTGCTTATGCGTGGACAGAAGATACCTGTAGGGTTAGAGGCATGTGCTGAACGCAGACAGCTAGACTTCCAGAAGGATGACACGCTGAAGCGTTACTTCAAGGAAGGATACAACACAAATGAAATACCTCTCAACGAGCTTAGTTTTTATCTCAGGCATGATCTGCTCACAACTCGTGAGTTGTTCCTCAGTCAAGAACATGACTACGCCCAACCAGAATCGGCTTCCCTTCTTCCAGTCAGAGAAGTCACCTTCAACACCTGTAAAACCCTCACAAGAATGTACATGTCAGGATTCTGTGTGGATAACAACGCCCTTGAAGTAGTGCGTAAGGAGTTTCAGAATGAGAAAGCACAGATCGAAGAACGTCTTCAGCAGCAAGTCAGGGAACTTATGGGGGACACACCTATCAATCTCAACTCTCCAGAGCAAATGTCCCAAGTTGTATTCTCAGTTGCGATCAATAACAAAAAGGAATGGGCTGCGCTCTTCGACTATGTTGAAACACAAGAAGAGTTTAAAGCGGCGGTTAAAGCTAACACGACTCCGTTACTCCGTACCAAGGCTTTCACCTGCCCGACATGCAATGGGGAAGGCAAAACGTACAAAGTAAAGAAGGATGGTACACGCTTCAAGAAGCCTAACAACTGTAAGGATTGTGATGCACGTGGGTATCAGCTAAAGAAGATCAACAAGATGGCAGGGCTATGCTTTGCTGCACCAAGTAAGAAGTGGGTAACAGCTAATGGGTTTGGCACAGGCAAAGACAACTTGGATGTACTCATTGCGACTGCTAAGAATAATGGCATGGATAGTGCTGTGGACTTTCTTACTGACGTTAAAAGGCTTTCTGCTATTTCTAGTTACCTTAGTAGCTTTGTTGATGGTATCGACATTTATAGAAAGCCAACCACAGGGATGCTACACGTGGGACTCACTCAGCACATCACCAGTACAGGTAGATTCTCTGGACGCAATCCCAACATGCAAAACATGCCAAGAGGTGGAACCTTCCCCGTGAAACGTGTCTTCGTGTCAAGGTGGAGTGGCGGTAAGATATGTGAGGCTGACTTTGCCCAGCTTGAGTTTAGAACTGCTGCGTTCCTTGCACAAGATGAAGTTGCTATGGAAGAAATTGCTACAGGGTTTGACGTACACAGTTACACAGCACAGGTTATCACTGATGCAGGTGAACCTACGTCACGCCAAGAAGCCAAGGCCCACACCTTTGCTCCACTCTTCGGAGCTACTGGATACGGTAGAAGCAAGGCTGTTGCTGCATACTACGAACACTTCACAGAGAAATACAAAGGCGTAGCCAAGTGGCACAAGAAGTTAGCTGATGAAGCAATGCGGTTCATGAAGATCACTAATGTGAGTGGCAGACAGTACGCTTTCCCTGATGTGACAAGACGTAGCAACGGTAGTGTGACACACTTCACGATGATCAAGAACTATCCAGTACAAGGTTTTGCTACAGGTGATGTTGTACCTGTTGTGCTATGTGAGATAGAGCGTAGGCTTTGGGATATGCAATCATGTTTAGTTAACTCTGTACACGATTCAGTAGTGATTGACGTACATCCAGACGAGACTAAAGAAGTAATACAAACTATTACGGATATGAACGAAGACTTAAACTCTTTAGTTGAAAAGGCTTACGGTGTTACCATGAATGTGCCTCTATTATTAGAAGCAAAACTTGGTGATAATTGGCTTGACATGTCTGACGTTTAGAGTATAACTAAGCATCTTTTAACTTTACGAAAAGGAAGTAAGTATGAGTACAGAACTATCAATCGCAAACGATCTTGGTATGTCTTTGGCTGAAGCCATTGGTGTAACATCATCAGGTGGTGAGACAAAGAGTGTGTCCCTACCACGGGTTAACCTGATCCACAACGGTATCATGGGTAACATCGAAGTCAATGGCAAGTCAGTCAAGACTGAAGTAGTACCTACAGGTGCATACAAGATTTCACGTGGTGAAGATAACGTAGTGTATAGCGTTAACCCTAGCATTCGTATCTTTGCTGTACGTCAACAGTGGAGCAAGTGGAACTCTGCTGAAGAGATCATGATGAAGACTGTCATGAGTACAGACCTGAAGGGTGACCTAAAAGATAACATGGGTACGTTCAACCTGGGTAGACCTTCTGGTTACATTGAAGACTGGAACTCTGTGCCTGAGAAGACTAAGGACTTGATCCGTAGCATTAAGCGCAAGAAGATTGTCTTCGGTATGCTGACAGCTAATGATTGCATTGACGAGCAGGGCAATCCTGTTGAGACTATTAGTGAGCCTATGCCGTTTGTGTATGAGGTATCACCGTCAAGCACTAAAGCATTGGACAATGCGCTGGGTTCACTAACACGTAAGAACATCTTACCTATCCAGTACACGTTCAACTTAGGTGCAGAGGAAGGTACATTACCTAACGGTAACACCTATGCTATCATGAAACTTAATGCAGGAGACAAGGTAGACATTACCCCTGAAGATCAGGATACCCTGAAGAACTTCATGGAGTACATCGAATACCAGAACTCTTACATCCTAAGTCAGTGGGACGAGAAGAACAAAGAGACTATCTCTGAAGCTGACGCAGATATTGTGGCTGAGTTTGTCAACGTAGAAGAGGCAGACTAATGAACCACCCTGCTGAACTAGCTGTCTACGATTACCTAGCTCGTGCTAGTAAAGGTGAGACAGACATGGCTGAAGACATCCGTAAGCAAGTAGCTGCTGATGTAGAGGCTGCATTAGAGAAACAGTTCAGCAGCGGTCCACGTGACAAGTTTAAACTACGGATGTCCAACATTGGGCGTCCGACTTGTCAGTTGTGGTTTGAGAAGAATGAACCTGAAGAGAAAGCACCTCTACCCCCACA